GGATGCTGGTGATACTGCAAAAGTGATATTAAATGCAAATGCAAGTGGAAACGACACAGTTGACGTAGACGTAGTATCAAATTTTAGTGGAGCATTAATCTGCTAATAAGCCAAGAGTGAAACAACTCAATCATAAAGGAGATTAAAATGGCAAATCACACGAAGACGATAACACTAACAGACTTACAACAGAATATACTAGATAATGATTTATATAATGATCCATCTGATAACTCTGGTTTAGATGCATGGATTGATGGTGCAATGACTGGTAAGATAAATAACTGTTGGAAAAGATTTCAACAAGAGTGGACTACAAAGTTGATGAACGATAGTAATTTTACAGATGACATTCCATCTAATCAAGCTGCTTTTGTTGCACTTGTAATTGCGAGAGATGACTACAAAACTCGTAAAGAAAGAGATGATGCAAACGCACTTTAAGGAGTAAAGAATGAGTAAAGCAGCAGAACTAGCAAAGTCAGGTGACACACTAACGAACCAACCTTCGGGCAGAAGGAACATGATAACCAATGGTGGTATGGTGATATCACAACGAGCTGTGTCAACTACAGGTCAAGGTAATGCTAATGGATATTTTGCTTGTGACAGATTTAAGATAGCAAAAGATGCAACAACGGCTGGTCGCCTTACAATATCACAATCAACAGATGCTCCTTTTGGGTTTTCTAATTCTTTAAAACTAGATTGCACTACAGCAGACACATCTATTGCAGCAGGAGAAAGACTATCAATAACTACAGGTCTTGAAGGTTTTGATGTACAACGCATTGGGCAAGGTACAAATGGTGCATTACCTATGACTTTTTCTTTTTATGTTAAAGGAGACCAAGCAGCTACATACAATATAGAATTATATGATACAGACAATGATAATACATTTTATAAAAGATTTAATGTAACAACAAATTGGAATAGAATTATAATAAATATTCCAGCTAATGCAAGTGGGGCATTTACTAATGACAATGGAGAGTCTCTTGCTATAGCTTTCTGGCTTAACGCTGGTGCCACCTATAATGGAGGTACTTTTGTAGAAGGTTCTTGGAGTACTTCTGCTCCAGCTAATTTGCGTTCTCACTCATCTAATACACAATTTTTTGACAGCACAGACAGAGAACTTTTCATAACTGGAGTACAGTTAGAAATTGGCAATCAAGCCACACCATTTGAGCATAGGACATTTGGGGAAGAACTTCATCTTTGCAAACGCTATTATAATTTGTTAACAACTGGAGCAGCTAGTAAATACATAAGTATGGCATCAGCTTATAATACAGCTCAATTTACTGGAGTCATACAACTTAATCCTACAATGAGGGCAACTCCCACGATAGATATAGTGACTGGTACAAATTATTATAGATGTGTAATTGATGCTACAAATTTTAGTTTTGATGTACTTGCTATTGATGGAGCTGATAATAAGCAAGTTTTATGGGCGAAAGGCGGTTTGAGTAATTTGACTTCTGGGTCTGGAGGTTGGCTACAAACAACAAACACAGCGTCTTACATGGCATTTCAATGTGATTTTTAGGAGTTAGAATTATGATAAATACAGTAACGAAAAATATAAGTGTAATTACAGGTGAACTGTGTAGTTATCAAGTAACACAAGTTAATACTAATAGAGTTTTATCTGTGCCACTAGACCCTGCTAACACAGACTACCAAGAAATTCTTGTGTGGGCAGCAATAGATGGCAACACAATAGCAGATGCAGATTAGAGGTATTTCTTTTTTTATAAATACTAACAAAGAGAAATATTTATAAAAGGGAAAACAGATGGCAGTACCAAGTTCAAAAGCAACATTAAAAACTTATTGTCTTAGAGCATTAGGTTTTGGTGTTATTGATATAAATGTATCTGATGATCAAATTGATGATAGAGTTGATGAAGCATTACAATACTTTGCACAATATCACTATGATGGTGTGGAAAGAATGTTACTGAAATATCAAGTAACTGCAGCCGATATTACACGTTCTAAAACGGATTCAACTACAACTGCAACAGATTCAGTAGACAGTTCTATTACTGCATCTTTTGGTGAGGGTAATGGTTTTATTCCAATGCCGTCTTCAGTAATATCTGTTATGGGAATCTTTCCATTCTCTGACTCATCAACAAATAATATGTTTGATGTTAGATACCAACTTAGATTAAATGATCTTTATGATTTTAGCTCTACCTCAATTATTCATTATGAAATGACAATGCAACATTTAGATTTTTTAGAACATATTCTTGTTGGAGAGAAACCAATTCGTTTTAATCAGCATCAAAATCGTTTGTATATTGATATGGATTGGTCAAATGATATAACTGCTGGAGAATATATAATCATTGAATGTTATCGTAAAATAGACCCAGCTTCTTATTCAGATATCTTTGACGATATTCATTTGAAAAGATATGCAACAGCATTAATTAAAAGACAATGGGGTGCAAACCTTTCAAAGTTTTCTGGTGTTGCAATGTTAGGTGGTGTAACTATGAATGGGGAAAACATATTTTCTCAAGCACAAGAGGAACTTGAAAAACTAGAAGAATTAATATCAATAACAAATTCTCCTCCTATAATGTTCGGCGTAGGTTAATCCTATGGCAGTTAATAGTGCATTTCACACAAGTAATCTTCACTCTCTGGCAACAGAAAGAAGTTTATACCAAAATCTAGTCAAGGAAGCGATACAGATTTATGGACATGATGTGTTCTATGTGAATCGTGATACAGTTGCATTAGATACAGTTCTTGGGGAAGATAGTCTTTCTAAGTTTACAAAACAAACACCAATCGAAATGTATGTAGAAGACTCAGAAGGTTTTGGTGGTGACAAAGAAATCATATCAACATTCGGTTTAGAGAATCGTAACGAGATTACATTCGTTGTTTCCAAAGAACGATTTCAAGAAATGGATAGCCAGTTTACAATTGAATCTGGAACAGATTCAACTGGTGGTGGTATTCTTTTAGAAATTGCTAGTATCAGTCAGACAGGAAGTTCCTCAACACTTACGAGTGTACAAGGAGATAATAATTTTTATCTATTACAGGACACAGCTTCCACAGAAGCAGATAGACCACAAGAGGGAGATTTAGTTTTCCACCCTATATTTGCAAAGATGTTTGAGATAAGTTTTGTAGACCATGACGAACCTTTTTATCAACTGGACAATAACCCAGTATTCAAACTAAGATGTAAACAATACGAATATAGTTCAGAAGTTATTGATACTGGTATTGCAGCTATTGATGCAATAGAAGGTCAGTTAACTTTAGATAGTACACTATTTCAATTTACTTTGGAACAAACAACTACTGTTGGTGAACCATTAACTATGGATAATACTAACTATACAATTGATGCAACAAATGTTACAATAGATAGAACAACAGTTGGTATAGACCCACCATCATTTGGAGAAAGTTTACTTCTTGAAAATGCAGCTGACACAGGTAATCCAGAATACCTAATTTCAGAAGACTATATAGTAGGTGGACAGAATGAAAGTACGAATACAACAAGTCAGAATGAGTTATTTGACGAATTGGATGATACAGTTTTAGATTTTTCTGAAAGTAATCCATTCGGTGATGCTGGTAGTTTAGGATAATTATATGTTAAATAACTTTAGGAGAGTATAATGGCAAACCAAACATTAGGTTTAGGTAGTGTTGCAAATGATGATACTGGTGATACACTAAGAGTAGCCTCAGATAAAATTAACGACAACTTTTTAGAGATTTATACTCTGATTGGAGATGCATCTTCATTATCTACTGGTATTAGTGCAACTGCTTCAGTAATAACTCTTAGTACACCAACTATTGTTACACCAAATATAACTGGAACTGCTGTTATGGCAGATTTAGATATCTCTGGAGATGTTGATATAGACGGAACACTAGAAGCTGATGCGATTACTATTAATGGTACAACACTTTCTGAAACAATCTCAGATACAGTTGGTGCTATGGTTACATCTAATACTGAAACTGGTATTACTGTAGCTTATGATGATGCAGATAACACACTAGATTTTACAATAGGAACACTCAATCAAAGCACAACAGGTTCAGCTGCAACATTAACAACAGCAAGAACTATCGGTGGAACAAGTTTTAATGGTTCTGCAAATATAGCAGTAGCACTTTCTGCTACTACAACTGCACTTGCAACTGCAAGGACAATAGGTGGAACTAGTTTTGATGGTACTGCAAATATCGCTGTTGGACTTTCTGCAACTGCTACAGCTCTTGCGACTGCAAGAACTATTGGAGGAACTAGTTTTGATGGTACTGGAAACATTGCAGTTGCATTAGCATCTGTTGGTACTGCGATTACTGTTGCAGACGAATCGAGTGATACTACTTGTTTCCCATTATTTGCAACTGGCGCAACTGGAGACTTGGGTGCAAAGAGTGGTTCTAATTTAACATTTAATAGTAGTACTGGTTTACTAACTGCAACATTATTAGCTGGTGCATTAACTGGTAACGTAACTGGAAACGCATCTGGTACAGCCGCAACTGTTACTGGTGCTGCTCAGACTGCTATTACTTCAGTAGGAACATTAACAGCATTACAAGTAGATAATCTTAATATAAATGGTAATACATTAAGTTCAACTGCTGGTACTGATTTATTAATTACGCCATTAAGTGGACAACAGATTGTTCTTGATGGTGCTATTATCATTGATGCTGGTGTAGTTACTGGTGCAACAAGTATTACGTCAAGTTCATTTGTTGGTGCATTAACTGGTAACGCATCTGGAACTGCTGCAACTGTTACTGGTGCAGCCCAAACAAATATTACTTCAGTAGGAACTCTTACTGCATTACAAGTAGATAATCTTAATATAAATGGTAATACGATTAGTTCAACTGCTGGTACTGACTTATTAATTACACCACTAAGTGGTCAACAGATTGTTCTTGATGGAGCGATTGTTATTGATGCTGGTGTAGTTACTGGTGGAACAAGTATTACATCAACAGCATTTGTTGGTAACTTAACTGGAACAGTCGCAACTGCAACACAAAATTCAATAACAACTGCAACTGGTTTAGTATCGGTAGGTGCATTAAACTCTGGTAGTATTACATCTGGATTTACAAGTATTGATGTTGGTGCTGGTGCAATCTCAACAACTGGTGCGATTATTGGTGGTTCAGTTGCTGGTAGAAAAACACTAGTTACTACCTTTAATACTAACTCTGCTGTAAGTGCATCTTTAACAGCCGCACAATCTGGTGCGACAATATTAATTGATGGTACAGAAAATAACGTAATCAACTTGCCTAACGCAGCTACAACAAATCCAGGCATATTTTATGACCTTATTGTAAGGGTTGCTGTTGCAAGTGATAAAACTACAATTGTTAATATACATGGTTCTGGTGGTAACTTTGTTGGTGCATTAAGTCTTGCTGGTGGTACTGCTGCAAACGCAGTTTTTGATAATGGTGGTGATGCACTTACATTTGTAAATAGTACAGTCATTGGTTCAAGAGCAAGAATAACTTGTTTAATAGATGATGGTACAGATGGAGTTTGGCAAGTAGAATGTCTTGCATCTCCAATCGCTACAATCGCATAAATATAATGAATAAGGAGAATATATAATGTTAGGTCAACAATTTTACCATGAAACTGTGAGAAACGTAATTGTTGCGTTTGGAACTATGTTTAATAATATACAGATTGTTCGTAAGAATAATACTGGAAATATAATACAAAGTATGAAAGTACCTCTTGCATACGGGCCGAAACAAAAGTATTTGACTCGTTTGGATTCAGACCCATCTTTAACAAATTCAACTGCAATAACTTTACCAAGATTAGGTTTTGAAATAGGTGCGTTGACATATGATGCTGGTAGGAAATTAAATCGAGTACAAAGATTTAAAAAAGTAAAATCAGATAGTGCAGATGCAAACAAATTAGACTCACAGTATATGCCTGTTCCATATAATATGGACATTGAATTATTTGCAATGGCAAAAAACTCTGATGATGCATTACAGATTATAGAACAAATACTTCCATTCTTTCAACCAGATTACACATTGACAATCAATGATATGGCTGATATGGGTATAAAGAGAGATGTTCCTATTGTTTTAAATAGTGTAGGTTATGAAGATAACTATGCTGGAGACTTTACAGCAAGACGAGCAATAATTTATACATTAAATTTTACTGCTAAATTTTATCTATATGGCCCTGTTACTTCATCTAAGGTTATCAAAACAGTTCAAGTTGATCAATATGCAAATCTACCAGCTGTTGAACCTACAAGAGAACAAAGATATTCAGTTGCACCAAATCCCGCTACTGCTGATGCAGATGATGATTTTGGATTTAGTGAAACAAGTTCTTTCTTTCAAGATGCAAAGAACTATGATCCAACTAGTGGAACAGATGTAAAAAAAGGTTAGATTATGAAAGACCCATTTTCAGAAATTGATAAAGCACTAGGTGTATTCGATCCTGTAGAAACTGCGATTAAAGAAAATTCATTTGTAGTTCCTAAAAAGATTGTTAAACCGAATAGTAATGAAGACGATATAGAGAATGATTATAAATATCAACGAGAGAACTTTTATGGTCTTGTTGAAAAAGGTTCTCAAGCGATTGAGGGAATCCTGGAGCTTGCAAAAGAGGGTGAACACCCAAGAGCATACGAGGTTGCTGGAAATCTTATTAAACAAGTAGCAGAGGTAACGGAGAAGTTAGGTGACTTACAAGAGAAAATGCGAAAACTTAAAGAAGTACCTAATTCTGCACCCAAGAATGTTACTAACGCATTGTTTGTTGGTTCGACTGCTGAACTCCAAAAGATGCTAAAAGGAAAGACAGATGGCTGATGCGACCTATCTTGGTAATCCTAATCTCAAAAGAGCAAACGTACAACAGAACTGGACTAAGAAACAACTCCTTGAATATACAAAATGTATGGAAGACCCTCTGTACTTTATACAGAATTATGTAAAGATTGTTTCCCTTGATGAAGGACTAATACCATTTAAGATGTACCCCTTTCAAAAAGAGATGGTTGGTACATTTCACAGTAATCGTTTTACTATATGTAAATTACCCAGACAGTCTGGTAAGTCTACTGTTATGGTATCTTATCTATTACATTATGCACTATTCAACCCTAGTGTGAATATTGCAATACTTGCAAACAAGGCTGCGACTGCACGAGATTTGTTAAGTAGACTACAACTTGCATACGAACATCTTCCTCATTGGTTACAACAAGGAGTTATGTCTTGGAATAAAGGTTCTCTGGAACTAGAGAATGGGTCTAAAATACTCGCTTCCTCGACCTCTGCGAGTGCTGTGAGGGGTGGAAGTTACAACATCATATTCTTAGACGAGTTTGCTTATGTACCATCAAATGTTGCAGAACAATTTTTTAGTTCTGTGTATCCTACGATTTCTTCTGGC